TGATTGCTATATCATTCAACATTTCTTCTGATGACATATCAAAAATATTGAGCAACGGGTCGATAGCGTGACCCGCAGGAAGAATTGGCGCACCTGATTGATCAGGTTCTGGTCGAGTTTCTGAATAACTCTTAATCAGACCAATTGAATGCCAATCGCCATTATCTGTTGCGCCGCCAATACTATTGACGTGTGGGCCGATTAAATGAACATTGAAATCGTCCGCTTCTCGAGTGGCATCACCATCATCGTCGCCACTTACAAACTTTGAATACTCCCATTCATCGACTGTAACCTCTTCTGAATCTGAATTAACTCCAAACAAAACTGGATTCATTGAACCAGTTTGTCGATGAAGATTTGTTAGATAAATTTTGAAATCATGGTACTTGGGTCGTGGTGTATCAACGAGGGCGTTCATTTTCTGAAAAATTCCAAAACCACGCTTCCAAGCGTTTCGTGTTACCCAAGTATCTGGGGCAACGTGTAGATCCACAACTGCATCGCTGTTGTTGTAACATTCAACAGAGTTAACATAGAAATAAACTCCTTGTCTTATGAATTTTCTGTTGATGGCTGAAAGTGCCATCGCAATATCGATGTACTGCGTTATATTTCCTTGTCCTTCAAACTCCAACCTCAATTGGGTTGGGTTTTTTTTCTTATACATCTTTGCTGGAAGATTTGCGCCTGCCATATCAAACCCTTTTATGACAGGTGTTAATAATTATTGTGTGTCGGTATAATGAAGAATACTACCATTATGCGACATTCTAATGCGTGATTATGTGCCAAGCCCAGAGGACTTTTGTCCACAATGCAAAATGGCTACGATCTATATCGTTGCCAATAAACGCCACTGCCTCATTGGATGCAGTGTAACCTCTTTGGAGGTGGCTTCTTGATCGATTACAAATTGAATATTCGTAGTATGTCGTTTTTGATAACGCCAATCGATCTAAAACTTTCAGGTAAATGGTGTCCACGGTGTCGAGCAGGACCCGACCGATGCTCTTGCCCGTGGTGGTGAAATATTGTGTCCCCTAAACAAGTAAAGAGACCTAACTCAAAATTAGAGACCCGTCGAGGTCCTGTACCCGCCGGGTCTGGTTCGTTCGTCACTCAGTCGAGAGCGATGAGTTCCGAAACGAAACCTGAATACCAATGCTGGAAGATTGATTACCCTTCATGGGTCGCTAAACGCTGCCCACACGAGTGTTGTAACCCCGCAGAGGAGTGAAGCATGAATGAACAATGGGGCTTCACCTGCGACGATTGTCTGTTCCGTCCCAGCAAAGACGATGCTGATGACTACATTCGTGTACTTCGAAGAGCCAAACCTGATTGGCGATATTCGAAGCGATCGTTCAACTTGCGTTATCCTGAACGATGTCGTAAGTGTGAACGTAATAAAAAACGATATCAGCGTATGCGACGAAGACTTACCAAAATCTACGATACGGCTGAATCACTTAATGATTGGAAGTATCGAAGGCCTAAACTCATCACCTTCGCTCTTCCTTCCCTCTGGACTTTTGACCCAGATGGAATGGACGAACTGAAACAGTTGCGTTCACTTTTACCCGCTGCTCGGAAAGTACTCCAGGAGCACGGGATTTTAGGTGGTGTGTATGTTCCTGAAATGACCACCCGAAGTTATCAGGATATTGGTGGGATGGTTTACAAGCATCATGCCCACATTCACATGGTTGCAATAGCACCATTTATTCATAATACTAAATTGAAAGAATTCTGTGAGATTCTTATGCCTCTTGGATTAGGTCGAATAAACTACGTTGCTCCAAGAGGTGCTGGATCTAAGAACAAAGTTGCTTCTTACATCTCGAAATATCTTACCAAAGATGGCAGAGTTTGTGCATCGTTTGGAATCATGAGAAATAATCATGCCAAGTTAGAGCAGCAGAAGCCGTGAAATATGCTGCTGCCAAAACGTCCGCTACTGGAAGCGGTCCGTCAACTTGTGATATTGCGACAGCAATCGCAGCAGCTCTTGCTGTTTTTGTAATTGCACTGGCCAACTTGATGTTGTCAGGAATATCATTTTGTGTCGAATCCCGAATTGCTGGGTTCGAATTATCATAGATGATGTTACAATTCATCATCCATGCTTCTTTGTATGGATTCATACTAATCACTTACGAGATTTTTCTGCTCCAACACGACGACCGTTCACATACTTGTAACGGATCATCGTGCCTTTTCGGAACTTCCCTTTCGAACTCTTCTTACGAAACGGTTTCCCGTATGTTGTTTTTCCTTGTGTCCTACGTCGTGCCATATCAGCATACTCCTTGTCCATATGCGACGGCTTGATTCAACAAGCCTGTCGAGTATAACAAAATCGTGATGACCATCATCTCAATTCTGTTTTGTTTCAATAATGTGAGTAGGCGGACGGGCATGGTGACGTCACCAACGCTGTCGAGACACTGTGTGGTTATGTCCGAGGTCTCTCTCCCGTCCATGATTAAACACGCTCCGCATAGCAACCGTGATATGTTCCAGCAGCCAAATTGAGAACAATTCGATATTTATCTTCAGCAGATTGCAATTCATCTGGATCTACACAGATGAGTCCAAATGGTGCGCAAAAGCCAGCTGCTTTTGCAACACGACCACTAGAAACTGATGTTGCTAGTCGAGCAACATGTTGCATGTGGTCGACTTGTTCGCCATTATACAAATCAGCGTTGTATGGCGTTCTATCATTGAGTGTATCAAGATTGATTGCTATATCATTCAACATTTCTTCTGATGACATATCAAAAATATTGAGCAACGGGTCGATAGCGTGACCCGCAGGAAGAATTGGCGCACCTGATTGATCAGGTTCTGGTCGAGTTTCTG